CGGCATCCAAGAGCGCCTTTCGAAATGCATCCGGCTCCGTCTCGGCCTGCTTTCGCTTCGCCTTACGAGTTGCAAGGAGTTTCTGGACTATCTGCGGCAGGGTGCCCTTGGTCTCGTTTGGCAACTGGGCATAACGACACACCCGCATACCACGACGCACCTTTTCGGGAGCCTTCCGCGTATCGCCCTCTTTTACGCCCCAGATATCGAAGGTGATATCCGTCCAGGCAGTTCCAGGAGGGGCCCGACGCTCATCTTCGTCCGAGCCGAAAGAATAGTCGAGAAAGATGCCGTCGAGAGAGAAATTCTTGACCCATACGAGGGTATCATAGGAAATGTTCTCACTGATGATGGTACTGGGATACAGGGAGGCGAAGTCGGCAACTCCGATGGGGGAATCGAAATAGAATCCGGGCACGGGATCGAGGACGATGGCTCCCTCATACGACTCCTCGGCCTCCCCGCGAGAGGGATTCGGAAGTGTCTGAACACATTGGCTGCGCTCATAGCATTCCTTGTAAATGAGGGATTCAATCTTGATTCCTTGGCCCCGCGTGAAGATATAGGCGATAGGAACGGAACAGGCATTCGCCATCGCCATTGCATTATTGAACACGTCGAGCTTCTTATAGAGCTCCATCACGAGAACGCAATCCTGAATACAATATGCAGCCACCTTGGCGCGGTCCTCTTTGGACCCACGATGTAGACGAAAGATGTCTTGGGGTGATACGTCATCTTTGACAACGGACCATTTCACAGCGGAGGCGGCGGTGGTTTCCAGATCCGCGGCATCATCACCCACAGGGGCCTTGACAATAATCGCCTTCCCAGGAATGATTTTCAGAATACAGAGTTTTTCCACGAGAGAATCGCCGGTCTCGTCCTGTAGAACGATGAAGCGCCCCTCCTCCAAATCGGACGTGGTTTTTGTATGAATCATCCACGTATCCTTTAGGAACTGGAGTTGATTCAGAGAGCCACTCATGAAATGCTGGCACACATCGTCGAGCTTATAGGATGTCAGAGAGAAGGAGCGCTTAATATAGTGGTACAGGTCGACCTGAAGGCGCCCATGGGTTGACAAGATATACATGGTATTATCGCCGAGGGCGGAACTGGACAGGAACTTTTCATCTAGTGTCACGCTTTTTCCGACGGCGGCCAGACGTGTAAGGGCCTGGATTGCAGGATCATGTTCTATGCGCAACTCTTGAATACGAGTCCACACATATTTCTCGTCAAAACCGAAGACGTTGTAGCCGACTAGAATGTCGGCATTCCATTCGTCCATTTTACGAGCCCAGCCGAGAATGAGCTCCTTTTCGGATGCATAGGAATACACATGGATGTCTTTGATATCACTACATGTGTCGAGAACGAAGATATGTTGCTCGGGCTGCTCTTTGCCACATTGTAGGACAACACCGATTTGGATAACGGGGTCGCCGGCAAGAGGCATAAGACGACTCCAGGGCTTCAGGCAATTCATGATTTCCGGAATGGCATCATCGGGGTCCTTGTCCAAGTAAGCCCCGATTCCGAGGAAGGTCTTGCTTGCAAGGGCCGCCTCGAGTTGTTTGCGATCAGGAATACGGCCACTTTGAGGACGTAGCGGATCCATGCCCGCGGGAGGCGTGGCAGGATATAGAGTGGCCATCAGAAGAAGCTCCGCCGCTTCCGAGGATGTCTTTGCATTTTCGTGAAGAAGTTTCGCCACCCGCTCATAGCCCCGCTTTGGCAGAGGAAACTCTCCATTCTCGGAATAGCACTCAATATCCCAATAGGCTGTCATAAACTTCGCCGAGGGGGCGGGAGGGGCTTCACACGGAGAAATCTCGTCCCATTGCGTGTTCTCGTCTTCGGCAGCGGTTGTCACCCATCCACAGGGCTTGATATTCCGCAAATGAAAGAAGCGGAGCATCGGGTCGAGCGTGGCTTCAAAGACACTCATGGGCGTCTTTGAGAAACATGGCTCTCCCTCTTTGGTCAGGAACACGCTACGAAGATCGCGAAATGCCTGGAGGGATTTCACACTCAGGCGGGCGAATGTATACTCGGCATCCCCCGTAAATCCGAAAAGCACTTTTCGCTTCTCGAAGGAGATTTCGACAGGATGACGGAATTTGACGGCATCAAAGAGCATTTGGAAAGCACGTGGACTAATGGTGCTCGGCAACTTTACGAAGAAGAAGGGCTCAAATCCGTGGACATTCATACAAACCATTTCGCCGTCGGCCGTCTTACCGAAGAGATGTATGATCATCTCGCGGGGCTTCGAGTAGCCCGTGGTCCCCTTTACCTTTCGTCGACGTTGAACTACCTCGCCATCAGAATCATAAAACTCCTCGTCCACATAGGAGATTTCGCGGGTCGTCTCCGTTTCGGCCTCGACACAAATGTCCTGGGCATAGGCATCTAAGATTTGGAATGTGGGCATCGGGGGGTTATCTATACCGCCTGATATTTCTATCTCAATTTTTAAGCGGTTAGTAAAGTCCGCATGTAGCAATGACATGACACATAGTCATAGTTTTTATCTAGATTTCCAGCGATATTCGTTACATTTGCCCATTTGAGCGGTCTTACATGGATTTTAGATGGATGATGCAGGAGCATGTAATTGAAATAGATTTCATATTCGGATGCCCCTGAACCACCGATATCAGTCACGTTCTGTAAGAACAGCCTATAGAATGGTATTCCATTTTCCACGAGTTGAAAGAGCTCCTTTATATATGCCGTTTCAAATATCATATGATGACAAACACCCGACATATTGCGATTTACCCGTTTAAGGTTGGGATGGAGGCGTTTCATATGTTTAAAATAGGAACTATAATATTCCTCGCTGAAATTATACTGAGGTAAGCCCTCTTTTATAAAGGTGGTCGGCTTTAGAAAAAACGTATCACAATCAACGACCAAGTATCGTTCCAATATACCGGGTATAACGATGCCGGCATATAATTTCAGCAATTGTTGAAGATACCATCCATTACGCCCATTCTTTCCATGAATTTCTTCAATCGTTTTTATGGTGAAGGGAAAAATATCCTCTGGAATTGTTGTACAACCCTCAATTTGGAGAGAGGGGTCAACAGATATGAGAAAAATGGATCGATATCCAATAATGTTTTTCTTCGTATATTCAAGTTGGTCTCGACAAATGGAAATATCGGCGGGACCAACTGGTATGAGTATATCGAACATATTCATATGAATATGGGCAAGTATTTAGACCTTACCGCCAAGTACTTAACTTCAGTACTAGACGTTATGCATGCTTTGAAAAGGGAGTAATACGAACGGGGAGTCGAAATACCCGATAAAAGAAGTGCCAAATTGTGTAATACAAAAGGGGCCAGTCCATGAGGATCAGACCCGACTCATTTCCGTTTCAAATTTTTTTGCTTACGTTTCGTCGACTTCTTTTTAGAACGTCTAGAGCGCGTACGACGTTTACTACCACCGACATAATTACGATTTTTAGACTTTTCCAATGTAGTCGAATTTCGTTTTTGCGAATTTAGAACATTTAGATTGTTTGTATTAAACTCTTCGGGCATTTTCGTATAATTCTCCTTACTGAGCGGCTCAGGAGCTCCAAACTCCTCTTCATCAGAAGAGGAATCCTCCATCTCTGGCACATTTTCAGCAGCCGATTTGCCATTTACCAGGCTATTCATATTTTTCTCATCTCTGTATTTTTCTACCGGATGTGCAACACCGCTTTCATCAATTCGGATAACACTCGGATACCCAGTATGCTCTACGTTCGCCCACGGCGTATGCGGAAGCATGTTTTTTTCGACACTTACAAGCCCTCTTTTACGATTCTTTATATTATGTAGTTTATCCCATAGAGGCTTGTATGTATGGCAATGTCCGCATGTATCGGAATATATCAATAGAAGCATCTCTTTAAAATCCTGTATTGCCTCCGTAAGGCGTTGAACATCATCGTGTGTTCTAATATCGATTTGGTTCATTCCTGTTCTAATATTATACCCTTTTAAAAAATATGGCTTGTATAGAAGAAATGAGACCTGATTTTTTAACAATAGCAATCATTTTATTTGTAGTTGCAGTATATTTATATTCCTATATTGAATCTGAGCGGTATAAATACGAGGGCTTTCAGGCTAAAAGCGAAAAGCCACCGGTAGCGAAGACGGATGTGGCTATTCCCGATGTGGAATTGCCCTATACCCAACAAGCAATCAATGATGAAGATTATGAATACAATATGGTATACTTGAATGAGACCGAAGTGGCTCTAGATGAAAATAAACGCAATATGTTGATGTCGCAGTATCCGAAGGACTGGCCGACTTTACCCCCGTCCTCTTCTAAATTTCAGTCGGGGCTTGCAGGATACAAGAAATCCTTTGAGAATGCCAAACAAAATGTCCCGGATGAAGCGAAATCGTATGACACCATTAATGGAAATCTAATGAGCCCGCCTGATTTATCGGAAACCGAGAAAGAGGAGCGCAAAATTCTTCAGACGTACAAGCCGAAATTTCCGCCGGGACCGACCTCCTATGATCCTCGTGATGTAAATGATCTTATAAAACAAATTTACGATAAGAAGGGGCTTATACCACAGGTTCAACACAAGGAGGGAACAAATGTATACGAAATTGTCGGAGTGCGTAAAGCGAATGAGCATGTGAAATTCGAGGATGAACCTGCTGATGCAACGCCTGAGCCGAATAAGAAGGCGGGCGAGTCTACTGCAAAGACGCCCCCTGCAGTAAAGGATAGTTTCCAAAATCGGTTTAAGGATGTTAATAAGTGGACACCGGGATTAGAAGAAATGTTTGCATCCTAAGAGAAGAATGGGTGGTGGATTGTTTGGAACGCCGCTATACTTGAATCCGAAATGTCTAGTCTTTTCGGCCTTTGTGCTGGGCGTGTATTGGCTACCGCACCCGAAAGCCTTTTCCCACAGGATTCTTATGGCGTTCTTATTGGCAACGTCGGCATATATTATTATGGCGTGGTATGATGTGATATATGATTGTAATGATAGGCTGAAACCGACCCTGTTGGGCTGGATGTCAAAGCCATTCAAGCCGAAGGAATATTCGGATGCCTATGATAAACTGCCGATAAAATATCAGAAGATAGTACGGACGTTTGATATCGCCGTATTGAGCATATTGGTGATTACATTTGTGGCGCCTTTTGTTTTAAAGCGGGCATAATAAGCGGGCATAAACGATGAAACCTATATAACATAGAATGGATAACTGGTGTATTGATACGCGTGAACGCGGATTCATCTCACGTGTTCCAGATGCCTCCACACGAACACTTCCGGTTGGAGATATTTGGATAGGGTTGAGTGGCGAGGATGTTCGTCCAGGTGGCATTGTTATTGAACGAAAGACCGCTGCAGATTTAGAGGGATCTGTATTGGATGGTCGCTATAGGGAACAGCGTACCCGCCTCTTAGGATATTGTAAGCAAACGGGGGCCAGACCGATGTATATTATTGAGGGGGATCTGAATCGCGCAAATGGTCGTTTTACGGAGAGCACCCTACGGAAATTCCTGAATCGGCTACAACTACGATATGGCGTTGCAGTGGTCGAATCACTATCGTTAGAGCATACGATTCAGCTATGCACTATCTTAAAGGAACAGATTGATACCGATGTATTCGTGTTTATGCCAGAGGATGGTTCACAAAAGGAATATGCACAAGTTGCCCATGTGCAGAAGGCGGCAAATCGCGATGACCCGAAAATGTTTGTTGCTCTGGCCCTACAAATATGTCCCGGAGTCAGTGGATCCGTTGCAATGGCGCTTGTCAATGCCTTTGGAGGGACCTTGAAAGGTATTTTGGAAGCATCGGAGCAGGCGATTGCAGATACGAAACTGAATGAGAAACGGCGGGTTGGGCCAGCAGTGGCAAAACGTTTGTATGCCCTTTTACATGCTTAAGTATTAATGTCCTTCGTCGCTTCTCTTACTTCTTCAAGAAATGAAGATGAATTAATATTTTCACTTATAATACGAGAGATATATACAAGAACACATGTTACGACAATAAAAGGTGTTATGAATACTATCCATCCAAGATTAATATATCCCATGGTCGATATCCACTCAATAAGTGCCGTCCATGCAACATGAAATGAAACCAGTTTCAATGTATTTGCATGATTCTGCTTTTTATATATGTAAAAACTATGTATTCCCCCTATAATAATATATATGATAGTGGGAATATGAAATAACATCTATATCATCGAAATAACAAAAAATCATACAAATTTCCACAGGTCTGCAAGCACATTATTTGTAGTCGGAGCCGGAGTCGGCAATCCATTCCCTATAGGTTTAGGGGCAGGCCGTGTGATTCCCTGTATGAATGAATCGGGTGGACTATAGTCAGAAATAGAACGCGCAGCTCGGGGTGGAGGCTGTTCAAGCGCAAATGATACAGAAGGCGGTTGAACACCCCGCTTCCCTTCTTTCCCTTTTTTGCTGGTAGAGCTGGCAGGAGGTACCATGGCCTGTACTATCGGGTTCTTCTGTTTATGATACTCTGATTCATAGTGTTTCCAAGAAATATATAAGAGTGTTGGATATGTATAGCGCACCATAAAGCCACTTTGCCGTAGCATATGAACAATATAGACGATACAATCTTTGAGGTCTATAACAGGTAGTCCGATTACAAAAGGCGGCACATTGTATACGATCGAATTCACATTTCCAGATAATTGCGCCGTATGAAAAATCCGATTGTGAATTTGATTTAAAATGTGATTATACGCCTTTAAACGAGCCTTATCTCTTGCTTCCCGCTTTTCATATAAATGCTTGGGCTCTAAATAGGGCGTGGTATCTTTCCCCACTCCGAACATATTCTATAGATAGGTTTGGTTTTATGATATTTCACGAACTATAAATAGATGGAATATATCTTGCCGATAGTATTGATTGAGGCGTTTGGGGATTATAATTTGGCGAAGTATACCAGAACAAATTCGAATACCGAGCTGGGATTGGGCTTTGCATCTTATGGAGCCGTATTATTGATTTTCATAGAATCGATCCGAAAGATGGGATTGGCCTGGACGAATACAGCATGGGATGGTTGGTCGAATTTAGCAACAGGATTTGTTGCTGTTTTTATATTAAAAGAACGACCTACCACCATGCAGATAGGGGGGATGGTAATTGTATTTATTGGTCTTGCAATGTTAGGCCTAGATAGTACAAAGGCTGCGGGGACTCATTGAAATATTCGACTGAATATACTATAGTAATATGGCAATACCACCACGGCGAATAGCCTTGAGTGGAGGCGGTATGAAAGGCCTTTCGCATATAGGGGGTTTAATTGGATTGGAGCGCCATGGCCTATTGAAATTTGTAAAGGAATATATTGGGACGAGTGCAGGGGCACTCCTATCATTTTGCGTTGTTATTGGATACACTTTTTCGGAATTGCGCACCTTATCGATCCTATTGAATTTTTCCCTGTGTCAGAACTTGGACCCCGATAATATCTTTAATTTTACACAAACATGTGGGCTTGATGATGGAAAAAACGTGAAACGTTTTATTTCCATCCTATTACATGCAAAGGGGTACTCCGAAGATATAACATTTGCAGAATTTTATGCAAAGAATCCGAAGGCGCTCAACTTGCGCATATTTGCTGTAGATATCACAAACCATAAAAGTGCAGAATTTAGTCTTCTAACATCACCGAGTATGAAAATTGCAACAGCCTTACAGGCATCCATGTGTATCCCCTTTTTATTCATTCCGGTCGAAGATTCGGAATCAAAATATGTCGATGGTGGAATCGTATTTAATTTCCCATTTCATTATTTGACGACGGAAGAGCGTATAGAAACGATTGGGCTAGCATTCGACGATACGGATATGATTCCTACTACATCGGATACGCCTATAATGTCATATATGTATAATATTTACAAGTCAATATATACACCACAGAATGAAATACTGAAGAATGAATGGGAACATCGTATTATTTATATTCCGTGTAGTAAATATTCCTCCATAGTATTTGATGCAAGCGAGGAAATAAAGATGGCCATGATTTCCTCCGGAGAAAAGGCCGTCGATGCGTTTGTTTTAAAGGGGGCAGGGCGGGGGGGCGGCGGAAGAAGAAAATCTTTGCCTTGAATATAAGATGCCTCACACTGCTCGCCACCGCCGTGCTCAGAAGAAGCGTACCGGAACGAAGAAGGCCGGAAACTGGCAGTCGCACATGATGAGCGTGTATAAGACCATGAAGAAGTCCAATCCGGGCGTGAAGCTCGGGGATGCCATGAAGGCTGCCAAGAAGTCGTATCGCAAGTAAATATTTGTGATTCATCGAATATGGAAATGACTTTGAGTGATTTCCATGTTTGACATTGAATGATGCTGCTGCTTACCGCCAAGTACTTAACTTCAGTACTAGCCGTTACTCTTTCACCCCGAGAGTGGTATTTAGAAATTCTAGGATTGCTGCGCTTGTGCGTTCACCCTCATATGCCTTCGTCACACCATCGGGCATTTCTAGTAAAAATGTCGGGAAGCCTTTCACATTCTTCCCCTTCGCCTTCTCGGGCTCTTTTTCGGGAGAAACCATTTGAATAACACACTTCTGGCCATTGATCGTATGAGGGGATTTGTCCACGAGTTTTTGAAACTCCGGCTTGACCTTTTTACAATGTCCACACCAGTCTGCATAATACATGGTGAAAGTGGGTTCGCTGGGACTCTGGAAACCCTCTGTGCCCGTTTTCATTATGTAGATGTGTGCTCCCACTAACAAAAGAATGACTGCAATAAGAATATACAACTTCTTGTTCATTTCTATATATATGGGATAAGTTATATGGGGATTAAGCGCCGCGCAGCGGCCGCCCCCCTAACGCCTTTTCCAAATTTTATAGAAAAAATTGCTATATTCCATTAAATCGAAATTTGGAATTTCGGTTACTTCAAAACATCCTGGTTGATGAAATATAGTTCCATTTAACGAAGATAGTGTATTATAGCCCAAATGAGTAATTACTAGAGCAAAATAACGTTCACACATCATTAATCCATTTCTTCCTAGATAGGGTTGAATATTATTGGTATTAATATTGAGTATTTTCCAGAACTCTTGAAGCATTGCCATAGTTCCTCCAAACGCTGGCCCAAATATACCTGCCCATCGTATATTAAATTCATTCTCATACATATGTTCGATATGATTGTGCTCTGTTATTAGGGAATCATTCATAACACATCTCATAACTGGGTGATCTTCTCTACAATCAAAAAAGTGCCATAGGGAATAATAGGGGATATTTGTTTGATCGGGTAGTGCTTTCATTATAAACATGGAATCGTGGCATAGTAAAAAATGGGTGGTCTTACATTCACGAATCAGCAGTTCTATTGCGCCGATCACATGACTTCCATCGACAAATGTATTATAGATTTCAATATTGGATGGTAAATGCTCAGGCATATGTGAGTCGGATGTTTTACAAACCAATATGCGATTTTTCGGATAGAAAATGCGGATTTGTTTGATACATGTTTCTAGTATTTTGGTATGTTCTTGTTCTTTTCCATAATACGGAATGCAGAAAGTCAGGTCATTCATATTATAGGTCTAAATATATAATGCATATTTTATACATAGATGCTGATTTTTAAACAGGGAAAATGGATTGAGATATCTTTACCGGAGTATGTCGATCCATCTTGGGGCGTAAATGAGAGAACACAATTAGCACACTTATTAAATAAGGGCCTGGCATTTGAATATTGCGAAACGATTATATATGAGAAACTATTTGGGAAACGGCTAGTACTGAAGACAAAGTGACTCCCCATGCTTAAGGCCACAAAGTGGCCTTATATAATTGGAGTTACTTTATCTTCTCGTTCTAGCCATTAGAGCCAAGTACTTAAATTAAGTACTTCGCGGAAACAACATGGCTCCCCAGAGAACAAGAAAAAATAGACAGGTATGGAAAAAGAACCCGAGGGATGTCGGACAACCTCCATTATCTGCAATCATGAATAAGGAGCCGAAGGCATATTGTGTTATTTTAAATGTTTCGGGACTTGCAATAATGAAAAAAATCAGCGTGGAATAAAAGGCATATTTTGCTTTTAGTGCATAATTTGGAGCGGTCTCTGTCATATCTGCTTTATGGAGGATATTATAGTCTCATATTCAGGACTTTTTCTAAATTTTCCTTCAATCACATTCGAATAATAACTGATTTTTTGTTCTAGAGCTTTATTTTGTTCAATTAAAGCATCCATTTCTCCCTGTTTTCGTGCTATCTGTGCAGGAAAATCTAGTATGTTTCCTGCAGGTGAACTAGAGCGGAGTCTTTCTAACTCATTGCGGTGTTGTTGAATATTTGCAGTTGTTTCTTCGTATACCTTTTTTGCCTGTATAAATTCATCCTTTAACTCCTGTACTTTTGCATCAGATAGTTGTATTTTAGAGAGTTCTGACTTTACTGATTCCGTCGCTTTGTGCGCTTCTGCAAGATCCTTTTTTAGCTTATCACTTTCGGATGAAAGACTATCACGTTGTTTGGAGCGTTCTATTTTTAGATCATTTCCCATTTCTGCTTTTTCTTGGCCACTTTTTTGTAATTTTTCTGCCAGCTCTTTCTCGATGCGCGTATGAATATTTACAATAGATTTCACGATAGAACGAATTACACCGGCAGGATCAGATGTGGTTTCAAGCAGTTGTTTGTTATTATGTTTTATCAATATGTTCTGAATAGTCGGATCATTTTGCAGCGTCTGTAATATTTGTAATGTAGCATCCATGTTAGTGTGTTGAAGAATATCCTTATTGTTTAAGAATGCATGTATTTCAGGGGATATTTTACCAGAATAGTCATACATATATTGTTTGAGAAGTTCATCTGTAATAACAGCGGCATTCGAATCTTCAAGGGGCTCTATAAATTCCTTTGCATCTATTGGCTCGTATTTCCTATAGGCTGGATTGGATTTCTTTGCCTGTAACATTAAAAACACCACCATATTTACGAGCTCCTTTGAGGATTTTGTAACAAGGACATCTTCTTTTTGCTGTTGTGCAGGTGAGCATTCGTATTTTATCGACTCGTATAAACGTATGAAATTCCGCAAATTATTTTCATACGCGCGCCTCCAACGACTTTCATTGCTCGCGCGCATGATACGAGCACGCAAGGTTTCGATGCGTTTTTCCATACATTTTTTGAATATTTGCCTGTCCCCTTTTACGCACAACTCCATGACGGAATTGTGGCACATTACATTGGAAGAGCCGTGGGAAAATATGTCGGAAAAAATAAGTTTTGCAGCCTCCTTATCTACATGTGCTCCCGGATAGTATCCATAGGAAAACAATACGAAGGTTACGCCATCTGATTCCGGGCCAATGGTATATCCCTCTTCATTTAAAATGACCTGTTCGGAAAATCCATTACATAGTATGTTAATATAATCTCTATATGGGGGCATTTCTATTCAGATATTGGAAAGTTATATTGGGCTAAAGCGCATGCACTATTTATATTTAGAGAATGGCACAAATAGGAACATCCAAATTGTGCAATCCTTGGAATACGAAGAACTCTGTAATTTCATCGAATGAAATTATACAGATTCTTCGAGAGTATGGGCTAAAAACATTTCCTTCCGACCTGTCATTGTTTAAACAGGCGTGTATTCATACGAGTTATGTGAATAAATCGGATATTTGGTCGAAACAAGAGGAGCCGATGGTAATAGTGGACCGCCCAGAGGGATGTTTGCCCTTGCAGAAGGCTGATAATGAAGAATTGGAATATGCAGGGGATAGTATTTTGAGTGGTATCGTAGGAACATACCTGAAGGAGCGTTTTAGTGGACAGGGGGAAGGGTTTATGACGAACTTGCGCACGGAAATTGTGAATAATGATCGCTTGGGCGAGCTTGCAATGAAGATTGGTCTACAGAAATGGCTGATTATTAGTCGGCATGTGGAAGATGTGTAATGGGCGTAAGAATCTACGGCTTCTCGGGAGTATGTTTGAGGCCTGGTTGGGGGCTATGTATTATTCCTATGGGAAGGGGGGGAATGGATTTGAGGCTGCACAGACCTTTGTCATTCACATTTTGGAGCGCCATATCTATTTCATGGAACTGATTACGAAAAACACGAATTATAAGGATCAATTACTACGCTTTTTTCAGTCGAAGTATCATCAACCTCCCCGATACAAGGTTGTGAAAGAGGAGGGGCCCTCTCATGATCGGATATTTACGATGGGTGTATTGGATATGAAGGGGAATGTTATTGCAAGTTCGGCGGCAAAGAATAAGAAGGAGGCCGAACAGGAGGCTAGTCGGCTTGCCTTGGAAGTCTTGTCAAAGGAGGCCTAGGAGTTATCTTAAGTACTTGGCGGTACTTTTGCAGTATAATAAAATATTGGAAGTAGTAGATGCCGAAGGCAACGATAGGTTTACCTCCTTTGATTGCTGCAAAAAAAGCGGCCCAAGAAAAAACAGATACCAGTGCTGCACCAGTTGTCCCAAGCATGCTTTCAAAAAAGGTGGTGCCGGTAGCTGCTCCCGCTGCTCCAAAAGCGGTCGCTCCTCCTGCTTCTAAAGCCCCTGCCCCTCCTGCTTCCAAAGCCGCTGCTCCTGCTTCCAAAGCCGCTGCTCCTGCTTCCAAAGCCGCCGCTGTAGATACCCCATGGACTGATACGCCGATTCTAGGAGAAGTTGCCAAAGAAAGCGCCAAATCACCCTACGAAATACAAATGCCAAGTACCTTCATTCCCTCCTCAAGAAGGGGTTTTACGGGATTTATAACACAGACATTTCGGCGCTTTATGATGCCCACAAAAGTGCCTCATATTCCTGGTGATAAATATCCGTATCAAAAATTTGTTCGTGAATATATGCGCCAAGAAACCCCCTATAGGGGTGTCTTAGTATATCATGGGCTAGGTACGGGAAAAACATGCACATCGATTGCTACTGCCGAGGCCCTCTATTCCACTTCGAAAAAGAAGATTATTGTTATGACAAAGGCCTCCCTACAAGATACATTTTTAGAGGAAATTACAAAATGCGGATTTAAGCATTTTAGATTGGAGAATCATTGGGTAAAAATGCCCAAGGATGAAGCTACCAAATTATTTGCAAAAAGTGTTCTTCAAATTTCCACAACACAAATCAATAAACAATCTGGTATATGGGTTCCAGACTTTAAAAAAGAGTCGAATTATTCCAAATTAACACCGGTAGAACAGACGGAAATTCGAGGCCAGATAAGCTCTACATTGATATGGGATGAAGAGAAAAATCCTGAAGGCCTTATACGATTTATTCGTTATAATGGAGGAACTGCCATAGGGCTTAAAGATATGATTCTTAAGACGCCCGATTTTTTCGACAATTCCGTGATAGTAATTGATGAAGTACACAATCTCGTAAGTAATATGCACATGGATATCGATAGATATTTACTCCCTACAAAGGGGCGTGATCAGAAATTACGTCCTCCAGAGGAAACGATTACGATTGATAAATGGCTTCCTAAATCGGATAAAACCTATACGCGTGGTTATATGTATTATCGTATTTTACTGGGGGCAAAAAATTCGAAAATAGTAGCATTAAGTGGTACGCCTATTATTAACTCCTTGGAAGAACTGGGAATTTTGGTAAATATATTACATGGTTATATACCTACACTCACCTTTCCATACAAGGGGGACGAGAAGACATTATCGAATAATACCCATTTTGATTATGTGAAGGTTGATAAGGGACAGGCAGTATGCACACTTCTTCCTGAAGGATTTCTAAAGGATGGAGATGGAATAAAGCGTGTGGAAGAACCGGCGGATACCGAAACAATTATCAAAGGTATCAGTGAAACATTCGGAAGCCCCACTATTTCTATGAAAGAGGTTCTTCCTCCATTTGGAGAACAATTTCGGGAGAAATTCGTAAATGAACTGACAAACACTTTGAAAAACAAATTGGTTCTTGTGAGACGTTTATCGGGCGTTGTTTCTTATTACAAGGGTGGTAGTGAAAAACTAATGCCGCGAATTAAAACGGATGAAATTGTGCGCGTTCCTATGAGTGCACATAGTTTGAAGAAATATACCGAAATTCGAGGAGAGGAAATTGTGAAAGAAAAACGGCCTATGAAAAAATCCGATGAGAACAATAAACCTTTAACGAGCAACTATAAAATGGCATCACGCCAGGCATGTAACTTTACATTTCCAGATAGTGTTATACGTCCTAGGCCGAGTAACAGGAGGGATGAGCTTGAGGAGGCGGTGGGAAATGATACAGAGATACTCGAACTAGATAAACAACAAATGGAAAGAGAGGGGGTGGATGCTGCTGCTCCTGCCGCTCCTGCTGCCGCTCCTGCTGCCGCTCCTGCTCCTGCTGCCGCTCCTGCTCCTGCTGCCGCTCCTGCTCCTGCTGCCGCTCCTGCTCCTGCTGCCGCTCCTGCTCCTGCT